GTTAGAGCCATTTTGTTAAGAATGGTTGTGACTGTCACATTTAATCTTGAGTTTCAAAAGTACCCCACCACTTCCACGTTTACACGTGTCGGTGGTAAGGTGACATGGTCTGGACCATCCTTGCTTGGGAAGCAAGGTGAGGTCTCCCAGACGACTTGAATACATTCATGGTACTAAGGCTTAGTTAACCTTACTCCACGTTTGCATTGACAAATCGTCGTTGCGGGAAACGCTGCACCTCGACCCTCACAAAGAGGCTGTAGTCGACCAACCCTGTGAGTGCTCTTCCAAGCAGATTGGACTGAACTCGTAATATCGGGAATCCTCTCTAGTTTCTAACATCTCACGCCAGTATATTCCGGCGGATCTCTTAGAAGCTATTGGGGTGAAACGAGTATTAACCGTTTATACGGTGTCAACCGCTATCCCCTTCTAGCGATAGAGACGGGAGTTTCCGATCCTTTAAACCAACTTATTATTATATTATGTCAAACACAGTTTTAATGTGCCACAATATCAACAACAAGTTGATCGAGCTTTACTTGAGTAGAGGAAGATTTCTTCACGCTACCCAGCAAGTACTCCGTTCTTACATCGAATGGACGAACGGGCTAAGATCCACCCGGTTTACACCGGTTGAGGTACTGGCCCTAGCTAGGGGAGTTCAATACGTGATAATCGACCCGAACCAAGAAGCGTTGCTTCTTCCTTTGACCATCAAGCGGTATACTGCACTTCTGCAGGATCTCGCAAGGGAGGGAAGTAGTCTTATTGTACTACTTGGCCCTGGGGATTCACGCACCCCTCCTCCCGGAACCGAGGTTACCACAGAGGGCTTTGTTACTGGCGATGGCTCCACAAACCAAACTTCCCCCCCTTTCGGGGTAAACTCCAAGAAACCGTCTTTACGGCTCTTGGTGAAGAAAGCGAGGCTTGGGCTCAAGGGAAACTTTGGGTTAACCCTGAGATCGCTCTTTATTACAAGTAACACAAACCGTCTCCCTTTAAAGGATGGAAGAGTGGTTGTCCGTTTTCACATAGAAGTGGGGCGGCTAGCAACTGTTTGGGGTTTATACCTCTCACAAGTGCTAGGACATCCTCTTCGGTATTCTTTGCGGGGTGAT